TATATCTTCTACAGCAATTAATTCATCTCCAACATTACTTAAAGCACCAGTTACTTTCTTAACAATAGGATTATTAGGATCTCCTGATGCAAAAGCTTCTTTTATAGCATCAGCTTGAAGTTTGTTAAAAGTTTCTTTTGGATTAATATCTTTAACGATGTTATTTTTTTTAAGGTATTCAATTATTTGAGGCTTTGACATTTTGTAATTTTGCTCTAAATCTCTAAGAACATATGCTCTTGGGTCTATAGGATAGTTAGCACCTTTTAAAAAATCAGTGCCAAATGGTTCTGTAGCCATCTCATCAAAAGGATATTCCATAAATCCTTGTTCATTAGTTTTTTGAAAATCTTGATAATCAATTTTACCTGATGCCCAGTCTTGTAAAAGTTCTGTGTTATTAAAAATATCTTTATCAATATTCATACCAGAAGCTAAAGAGCTTATAGATTCATCGTCTACTTCTTTATCACTCATAGATTTTACAGTTTGTTCATCGGCTTCAGATTTAATTAAAGATTTTTTAAAACCTCTTATTGCTTCCTTAAAACTAGGTAAATTATTAATGTCTTCTGGTAGACTACTCCCACCACGCAGTGCACCTAAGTCTGACTTTTTAGGTATTATTAATTCTTTACTTTTAGAAGTTGGGGTTTGTTTTGCTAAACCTTTTAAAAGGTTTAAAACTCCTGTAACTTTATCAGCCATCTTCTAGCATATTGTCCATCATTGATGAACCTTTGCCTATCTTAATTATTTTTACCGAACCACTCTTCATAGGCTCTTCGTCTTCCATGTGTTCTTCTTCTGGTAAACCTAACATTTGTTGCTGACAGAGGAGCATGAACTGTGTTACTTGTTCTTCGGTCATTGGTACTTCACTAGCTGAAAAGCCCATCTTAGCTTCAAACATTCCCATTACATCTACATTATTTGGCATTATTGTCCTACCTTTCTACCTAAGTTACTTAAAAAATCGTCTACATTATTTATCATACTACCCATAGGGCTAACTGCTTGAGGTTGTTGAGTCTGTGGTAATGCACCCATATCCCTTTCTGGCTCTACTGGTATTTCATTAAACAGTGATGGGTCAATACCTTCAGGTATTACACGTGGTGCTGTAGTAAAGTCTGCTGATGGTCCTGGGTCATTCATTTTGTTCATAAAGTCTGTTTGCTCTGTTGGTGGTCCAGATATACTACCTTTCATTTCAGCAAAAACTTTATTAACATCTTCACCTTTGGCTTGAGCATCTGCTAATCTGCTAAATGCTGCCATGTAACGATCCATAAAATTTTTTTGGTCTTGGTCCATTTAAATCTCCTTGTTAGCTTTTATAATTTCTTTTTCTCTGGCTATTTGTATTTCAGCTTGAAGTTTAGCCATTTTACCTTCAAGTTCAGCTTTTAGCTTTTGCATAGACTTTTGAATATCGACTTGTGCTTTAGCTTGGTCAATCTGGATATCTGATTTTGCCTTTGCTTGGTCAGCTTGGATTTCGGCTTGAGTCCTTGCCTTAACTGCTTCGGCTTCAATTTGAGCGAGTTGTTGAGCATAATTCATTGGGTCTCCTCCACCTAGTTTATCTACTCCTGGGATCGGCTTCATCTTTGGAGCTTGTTGTATGACTTGTGCTGCTCTTTCAGCAATCATATTGTCCATCTGTGGCGACACATCTTCAAACTTAAACTTAGGATCTCTGATATCTGGTAGTGGTGGTAATTCTACACCCATAGCTTTTTGCATCCTGACTCTATAAAGTAGAGCCATGTGTTCCGCAATGTGGGCAATCAATACAGGACCAATAGTCTTTTGTGCTAACTTATTACCAGCTAAAGATGGATCTGATAAAAACTGCATATGTACAGCAATGTGTGCTTCATGGTCTTGGTCTATGAAGGCTTTTATAGGTTTACCTAACATGACTGCAATATTCTCGTCTACTGGGTCAAGCTTTGGAGCCTGCTCAGGCTTTTTCAATATCTCATCAACATTGGGTACTCGTATAGCTTCATACATTCTTTTATAAGCTTCATATACATCGTGAAGTTGAGGTGCTGATTGAGCGAGTTGCAATATAGCTTGGGCTTGTGCGATACGTTGAGTAGAACTAAAAATACTAGGATCGCTAACTGGGATAATATCTATTCTATCATCAAAGTCCGCAGCATTAATCATCTTACTCGCACCACTCGCAGCAAACTTAAAAACCTCAGGTAAAGTCTCAGAGTTCAGCTTAGCTATCATTTTAAACTCTTGACCTTGTGCGTAGTGTAGTCTTTTATGAATAGCTGAGAAGATTTTAGAACCTTGTTCCAACATTGCTATAGTTGTGCCCACAGGTGCATTAGGATTAGCATCACCTACATTTAAATCTGCTACTGCTGCATATCTTCTACCAGCATCAACAATAAAACCTAATAAATTAAATAATGTACCACTAGGCTCTTTAAAAGGTAAAGGCAATATAGCCTTATTCACATCATCAACCGCAGCATCTAAATCAACAAACTCTCCAGGATTGATTTGCATATCTCCTCCTGGAACTCTACCTTTTAATTTAAAGCCACCTTGCATATTTGAAAATGCAGCAGAGTCTAGTAATGCTCTTAGTGAACCAGTAGCAGCACGACCCAGCCCACCAATTAAGTGGTAAAGCCCAAAGCCATAAAATCCTAATCCTGGTAAGAACTTATATTCTACAAACCAGTTACGTTTCTTTTTATCTTCGTCTTGTTCGTCCCAGTTACGTCTTATAGAGACGATGCGTTGTGAACCTGAATCAATAGTTATCACGTAAGGTAAAGCAACAAAGTTCTCGTCCTCAGCATCAGCTCCATCAATACCATCTAATATTCTATAAGTGTGCATCTCTAATAAGGTCATTTGCTCATCTACACTTTCAGAACCTTCTGGGCTTACACCTTCGACCTCGTATATAGTTTCATCATAACTATCCCCACCATCACCTGAATAACTATCCACAGGCAGATAATACCCAGCTTGTACAAACCTATTGTATTCGTTACGAGGTAACTGAATAACATGCGTATATCTAGGAGAAGTGAGAAGGTCAGTACTCTCTGCAGCAACCACGAAGTCTTCTGCTTTAACAAAGCGACTCGTCACTCTGCCCATGGATGGGTCGTACCATACTTTTTTAAAAGTTTGCCCGATGAGTGGTAAATGGAACAACATCTGGTCGATGTCAGGGAAATACTCAGGCATCTCTTCTAAAAGTTGGTAATTCATATAATCTTTAACTCTAGTGGCTTGTTCTTTGACTGCTTCGTCTGACTCGCCTACTGTTACAGTCTTTACTGGACCAGCAGCAGGGAACAGTTCGGCTATAGCCCTAGATTGAAATTGTGTTGCAGCTTCAGCTATCATAGGATGCACAACTTGGCTTAATCCTCTTGCTGCTCTTTCTGAGTCGTCTTCTTGGAGACCTCCGTCTGGGTCAAGGGTTTTTAAGCCTTCTTTGTATCGTTCTTCCCAGTTGGATCTTGCTTCTCGGTCTGTGTGGTAATAGTCTAGCAACTCTGAGGAGTGTACTAATAATTCTCTTTCATCGATTTGTTCTGCTAGGTTACTGTAAAAATCTGTTTTTGGTTCTGTGGTCTCTTCTGCTTCACCTATGAGAACATTGCCATCGTCAGTTTCCTCTACTTGTAGGTCGTCAGGAGGAGCACCTTCGGCAAAGGGTATTACATTTTTATCTTCAGCCATATAATGGTTTCCTATCTATAATTTCTTGGTCTTCATCTTCCCAGTCTTCAGAGTGAGTCAAGAACCAAGACTTGCGTAGCCTGAGCCATGCTTGTGTACATGTATCTACTATATCGTCATTTTCTCCTGTTGGAAAGGAAGAACATATTTCAATCAGATCTTTTGCCCACTTCTTTTTTGCAGGATACCAGATTCTACCATCTTCTAAAAGTGCGGATGCTGCATGGGCACGTGCTTCTTTGTCTCGGTCTGGCATGTAGGGTAACACAGGTACACCACTCATGCGGAGGTCTTGTATTAGTGATTGGCCACTAGCTTTCTTTTCAATCAGTACAACGTCTGGCTCATAGTCGTCATATGCTTCTTGTGCTTCTCTGCGGAGGTCAGGATAGCTTACTCTATCATACCAACAGTCAAGGGCTATAGCATTCCAACAACCTTCATATTTAAAAACACCCCAAGTAGTTCTGGCAGAGTAACTTGACTTTTCTTTTGTTGAGTAGGCAGTGTCCCATGATTGTATTACATGCTCTACAGGAGGTAGGTGGTTAGGGTCTTCCCACTCTCGCCACCATACTTGTTTTAATATTGAGCCACCTTTGGGTGATGGTCGTTGTTGCAATTGACCAGAAGCAGCATACATGCCTAGTGATTGCTCAAGCTTGTCTAGTGTGGACTCGTCTATCCTGTTTGGCCAAAGTAGTTCTCCCTCCTTAGTGCGTGGGTCTTTGAAGCCTATGGTAGAGGTGGATGGGTATGGGTGGTTTGCTTCATGTCTGGCTGGTAAGCATAAGTGGTCCCAGTCATAGTCGTTGCTAAGTATATGACCAGTTAGGTCATTGTCATGTACTCGTTGCATGATGATAATGAATGCACCTGTCTTGGGGTCATTGAGTCTGGTCTGCATGGCTTGGTCCCACCAATCAAGAACACCTTCTCGTACTGTTGTAGATTCTGCTTCTCTGACATTGTGTGGGTCATCTATAACTATAATGTCACCACCTTCACCAGTCAATGCTCCATCAACTGACGTAGCTATGCGCATCCCTGTCTTGTTGTTCTCAAACCTTTGCTTTTGGTTCTGGTCAGTAGTTAAGTCAAACACATCACCAAACAACTGCTGATACCAACTACTGTCAATTAGCCTTCTACACTTTACAGAATCTCTTATTGACAAAGAGTTGGCATAACTAGCAAACAAGAATCTTTTATTAGGTTGCGTTGTCCAGCACCAAGCTGGTAGTGCCACCGATGCTGTAATTGACTTCATGTGTCTTGGTGGGATGTTAATAATTA